ATACCTCCATAAAAAGATGCAAGCCAGAATTTGCTTTTTTGTGCCGCTCAAAATCGGCCTACGTACCGTGTCCAAAATTAAAAGCGCCTGCAATGCGTTCCGCGTCCCATACACTATAAGCACCGGCACGGATAGCGGCTTTTACGTTGCCGCGATACTCTGCAGCAAGTTCCGGCTTGTAAATATCGATTGTCATTTTTTCGCCCTCCTCAGCTGTTTAAAAAAGCAATCATAACGAGTGCGCCGCTGATCATGCCGCCGATGTACCAGAGGGCGGCCCACTGGGTTGCATCAAGTACCAGCATATTACTGCACCCCCTTGCAATACAGGCTATTGGTGCGGCAGATAGTGCGGATACGGTTGCAAGCCTGATACAGTGCGCGGGCTTGCACGTCAAGCCACGTTTCCCGGCTGTTAGGCTCATACGTCCCGCCGTGCTTGCGCTTGAGTTCGGATGGGGTGCAGACACGGGCGGCGATATCGGCGTTATAGCAGAGGGAGCAACCGCCGTTACTGTACTGCTCCCAGCAGCTTGCACCGTTGAGCGCCCACCGCTCAAGCTCTTCGCCGTCAAGGGGCAAGCGCTCCATATTGTCCGCACCCTCCTGCACATCCTCCAGCAGGTCGAGAGCGTACAATGTAACGGCCTTATCCCATGCGCTGCGATCGTGGCGGGCGTTGAGTTCGGCGCGGATGGTATCTGCAAGTGCGGTATAATCGATGGTCTTTTTCATGGTTTTGTCCTCCTGTTTTGTGGTGGTGTAACACGTTCTTGTGTTGTCTATATAGTAACACGTTCTTGTGTTGATGTCAACGGTTTTGCACACATTCTTGTGTTGAAAATCATTCATGTTTGAGTGTGTCCAAATCTGCACAGTTTCGGACACGTTGCGCAGCCTCCAGCGTCCGCCGCTGGTACGATCTACCCGGTGCAGCGTGCGCGCCTTGCCTTGCATGGTCTGCCTTGCTTCTGGCATGGCCTGCCCTGCTGCCTGTGATGTGCAGTCTGTCCGGGTGCGCTGGGGCTGTGGTCTCCACCTGGGGGGAATGGGGCCGGAGGCCAGGGTGGGGGTGGTGAGTCCCGTCTTCTCCGACCAGAATAAAAAAGGCGTTTTTCGGGGTTCACGTTTCCAACACCCACCCCACATTCACAAAACGACACCCATCCGATTGTGCAAGTCTCCAAAAATTCCGAAAAATACAAAAAGGCCCCTCTCCCGGTCTAATCTGTGTTATACTTGACCGTAAGAAAGGGGCATTGTAAAATGGCAAAACTCGTAAAGTGCAAACACTGTGGCGCAAGGATAGCCATTACCGCTAAAACCTGTCCGCAGTGCGGTGGAGAGAATACACCTCCAAAGCCAGCTTATAAGCGGCTGTGGTTCAAAATCCTTATGGTAATGTTCGTATTGGCTTTTATTATGGATTTTGTAAGCCCTCGTGACAAAACAGATACTGCGGCTAGCTCTGAAAGCGAAAAACCAACATCATCCGTTGCGTCATCTGTAAAGACAGAATCTGAAAATCCGTCTGTTACTTCGGAAGAATCCGTAAAAGAGAACGGCTCTATTGTTTTAGTTGATGAAGTTCTTGGCGATTATGGAAAAGAAGAAACAAACAAGAGCGGCTATAAATATATCTGGTACATGGTTCCGGCTGGCACATACCAAGTTGAGAATCAAAACAAAGAAGCGACAGTATTTGTTGTGTCTGATGTAAATTCTGACGATGTGAGCGATGTACTGAAATTTGAAAAAGCTGGCGAAAAGCAGAATGTTACCATTAAAGACGGTTATCATATTGAGCTTTCGATTAGCACGGAAATTCTATTAACGCCAGTTAAATAAATGGAGAAATACAAAATGAGCTTTATAGGAGCAATAGGAGCCATCGCAGACCTTGTAGAGGAATAATCGCATAACACAAAAAGCCAGCGGCTAGATACTCTCTAACCACTGGCTTTTCTTATAGGCTATTTACGATTTAAGTGTTGGAAACATGATAGGAGCGCTGACTTCTTCCTTTTCCCTGAGAATGTCGAGCAAACAATCATTGTATCCCATTGAATAGCTGTCCTCGCAAAAATGTTGTACGGACGTTGCTAGCGCGGCACTTACAACTTCTCTTGACCGCTTATCCTCTGGCATGATGATTTCTAATGCCTGATTAAGGATTTCATGGCTTTTTTCTAAAACGCCTTTGTGCTCTTCATTCTCAGCTTGTAGCCGAAACATTTCTTCCGAGTAGTCCATCAGCACGTCTCCATTCTAATCTGCTCACCAACAGGCAGATAGCCCGCTTCTTTGAGCTTGCTGTAAATGAACTTCTGACCGGCTCTTGTCCAGCGAGTGACCTCTTTCGTCTTTCCGTTCGGCAGCTCGATCGGATGCCCGACAACGTATCCGTTGCCAAGATACTTCTTGTAAGGAATCCACTGTTTATTCACAGTATGTTGGATGCCAAGCCCTCTAAGAATCTGGTTCAGCTTTCGTGCGCTCATGTCGTAGTTCATGGCAATTTGCGTAGTAGTCAGGCTTTCATCGGAGAGCAGCATCGCCTTTGCGTAGTCGGAATCAGGCTTCATCTTGGCGTTTTCCACTTCCAAGGCCTTTACCTTCTTGCGCTCCGTGTCGATAACACTGTTGGCAGCGATCAGAGCACGGCTCAACAGCATCTCTGTCGATTCAGGCTCAGGGTTGGTGAGCTTCTTCTCCATCTGATTGAAAGCATCAATGTACTTCAGTTTCCATTCAAGGGCTTCCTTGCCGGTGAAGCCAAACGTGAGTAAACTGAACCCATCCCGGTTCATGAGGTACATCGGGTACTGTTTGCCACGATTTTCAAACGTGGTTTCGTAGAACATGGATTTGGTGGCCGAATTTTCGGCCACGAGATTCTTGACGGCATCCAGAACGTGCTTGTGTTCCTTGCCGAAATGTTCTGCTACTTCACGGCTGGAAACGACAACCTGTCCGTTTTCGCTGATAAGATTGATAGCATATTTAACCTTTTGTTCCATAAAAACTCCTATGGTTCTTGCGGAACAAGCCAATTCCTGCTATAATAAGGCTGGAACAGCTTGTTCCAGTAGTTTTGATGATACGTTCGCTGCGGTCGGCAAACTTTAGCGAGCGTATCATTTCTTTTCATTAAGCATCGGATGAAGCAAGAAGAACGATTCTCGCAGCGCAGAAGACAAGGAAACCATGTTCTTGATGCAGTAGTCTTGCAAGTGATTGAACTGGCGTTCCGTCAAGCTGATAGTTAATGTGCGATTGTATCTCTCAGCATAAGGATTGCTCATATTAGCCCACCCCCTTTCGATTGTTGGTGATATTAGTATAACTATGTTTTGTGCTAAGTCAAGGTATGAAACATTATCCGTAGTACTGCTATCTGTACTATCTTCCCGTTTTCTACATTTTGCACAAAACTTAGCTATCCTTTTTGGATGCTCCCGCTTCGTACCCTGCCCGGTAGTTCAGCTCGGACAGCTTACCAAGCGCTTCTGCGTACTCCCTGTCCTCGCTGGTCGGCTCTTTGCCGTGTGCGAGGGTTTTCAGAAATTCTTCGGTTGTCGTTGGAAAGTTCATGTTTTTTGCTCCTTTCTATTGCAGAAGCGGTCTGCTTCTGCTATAATAATTGACAGAAACCGAGACTGCGCCCTTGGTTGCGCAGCTTCTGTTTTGTGGTGGAATAGGTCGTCAGTGCTACTTTGGTCGGTATGCTGACGGCCTATTTTTTTATGCCACAAAGGATAAATCTACCGTTGCTGGCTGATTCATCGTGTGTTCTGCTGTCTTAGATTATAGACGCTTGGTATATAGTTGTCAACAGCCCAATTTGTATAATTCAGTCACACATCTGTGACATTTTACGCATTCTAACGTAAATTTACGTTATTTGATAGTACTTCCGTAAACGGATTAGTTTACCCTAGTGATAGTAACTCAAAAGATATTTTTCGATAATTCGTAAGGCTACTATTCAAGTATACAGTTTGTAAAGCAACGAAAAAGTTTACAGCCGTTTTACCACCCTATTGATAGTAAAAAATTTGCAAAAAACACAAGAAGATGTTGACAGCGACACGAGAATGTGTTATCATTGGGTCAAAAGAGAGGTTCGATAAAAATGGCAGAGAAGAAAAAAGGCGGCGCAACCAAAAATAAAGTCAATTCCGGGGACATTCTTCGTTCCGTTATGAAAATCAGAGGATATACTTCTGCATCTCTTGCAAGGCAAATGGGATATGAAGTTTCTTCTTATGTGACAAACCGCGTTAATGCGGATGATTTGAAGTTGTCCACAATGGCAATGCTCTTGGAAGAAATGAAATACCAAATCGTGATTCAGCCTATTGGTGCTGATGTTGCATCGGATGAATTTGTTCTCAAGGTTCTTGAAAGAGACGGTGAACCAGAATGATCTACGGTTACGCTCGTGTCAGTTCCGCTGGACAAGCGATTGATGGCAACAGCCTTGAAGCCCAGTCGGAACTTCTGAAAGCCAATGGAGCACAAAAAATCTTTTCGGATGTTTACACCGGCACGAAGCTGCATCGACCTGAATTGGACAAGCTGATGGCTGAAATCCAGCCGGGAGATACGCTGATCGTGGCGAAGCTTGACCGTATTGCCCGTTCCGCTAAGAATGGTCTTGAGCTGATAGACCAGTTCATTGATAAGGGCGTTTCGGTGAACATCCTGAACATGGGGGTTATGAATAACTCCCCCACCGGCAAAGTTATTCGCACGGTGATGCTTGCATTCGCCGAGTTTGAGCGTGACATGATTGTTGAACGCACCAAAGAGGGCAAGAAGATTGCCAGTCAGCGCCCCGATTACAGGGAAGGTCGCAAGCCCACGGAGTATGACCGCAACCTCTTTGACGTTCTTCATGAGCAGGTGGAGAAGCGCATTCTTACGGTCACGGACGCTGCCAAACAGCTTGGTGTGACCCGCCAGACATGGTATCGGATTGCTGAACAGAACAGGTGAAAGGAGCAAGAGCCTATGGATAAGTGGAACAACAGAAACTCGTATGATTGGCTTGCAGGAGCGGTTGTTGGACTGCTTACCGGGTTCTTCATCGTAGTTGTGGTTGTGAGGTGCGTTCTGTGATATTTTCAGTTGACATTGTTCGCAACCTAGAATAAAACCGAATATTTGATTTTTGTGCAGTTGTAGGCACTCTTTACATTTTCAGGTAGGGGGTGCCTATTTTTTTATGCAGCCAAAGCAATGTATCGCTATCATCGACAGCATCAAAGCGTATGCAAAGCAGAATCCGACCGAAGCACAGGTCTATGAGGACTGGTTTCAGGCGGTGGTGAACCTAAGAGATGCCCTGCCACAGGACAAGCGGTTCGATGCCTACAAATACTCTGGTGAGCTGCGTTCTGTCTGTGCAGCCATGATGGGCAAGATGAAAACAGGCGAGGACGTGGCAAAGGTCTATGATATTATCGGTCGGACGTACCTGTTTGAAGCAAAGGATGTGTTTGACAGCTATTGCATCTACCTTGAATGGAACCGTGCGCCTGAGAAGAAGTTCTATCAGCCACGCAGGAAGGTGCTTTTGACGCTGGTTCGTGACCTAGAGGACTTGTTTTTCCATCGTGTAGAATTTCTGGGAGTAAGTCAACCTCCGAGAACTGGAAAAAGTACGCTCTGTATATTTTTCATCACATGGTTGATGGGCAACCGCCCTGACGTTGCATCGGTCATGAGCGGACATTCTGATAAGCTGACGAATGGATTCTACGGCGAAGTGCTGTCCATCATCACTGACCCTGTGACATACAACTGGGGCAAAATCTTCCCTGACGTTCAGCTTGTGGACAAAAGCGCAAAGGATGAAAGCGTTGACCTGAACCGAAAGAAGCGTTTTCCAACCCTGACTTGCCGCTCAATCGGCGGCACGTTGACTGGTGCTGTTGAAATTGGCGAGGGCGGTGTTCTGTACAGCGATGACTTGATCGAGGACTTGGAGGAAAGCCTGAACGTTGAGCGCCTAAATAACAAGTACGATGCCTATCTGAACCAGCTGAAAGACCGCAAAAAGCAAGGCGCATTGGAACTGATGGTCGGTACGCGCTGGAACGTGCTTGACCCTCTGGGGCGTATCCAGAACCAGTATGCAGACAACCCGAAGTACCGATTCCGTGTGATTCCTGCGGTGGACGAGAATGGACACAGCAACTTCAATTATGACTATGGCGTTGGCTTTGACGATGCCTACTATGCCGATATGAAAGCCAGCATTGACGATGCAACATGGTGGGCAAAGTACATGGGTAAGCCCTATGTGCGCGAAGGCCTGCTGTTCCCCGCCGATGAACTGCGGTATTTCAACGGCGTTCTGCCTGACGGAGAGCCTGATCGCAAGCTCATGGTCATGGATATTGCATGGGGCGGCGGCGACTTCACGGCCTGCCCTATTGCTTATGTGTACGGTGATGCTGTGTTCATCCCAGACCTTGTGTTCAATAACGGCGACAAGACCGTGACTAGGCCGGAAGTTGTGGGCAAAATCATCCAGCACAAAATCAACGTGGTGCGTGGCGAAGCCAACAACGGCGGCGACGAATATTGCGACGTGGTAGACAGCCAGCTCCGGCAGCAAGGCTATCACTGCTCTGTCCGTAGCCAGCGTGCGCCAAGTGGTCAAAGCAAGCTGTCCAGAATCATCCAGTATTCAGAACCTTTGGGAAGCAGCTCAGAGCGGCGACGTGAAGACCATCGGTACGACGATTGCTGCCGTGTTGTGGCACGCAATGGGCGAAGAGCAGCGCACGCAAATTAAGACCATCGCAACCAATATGATTACCGACCTGAGCACGCAACTGACTAATGCACTGTCTACGTTGTCTGCACAGGCGTATCAGATTGGCGGCGAGCTTCTGAACGGCATTACCTCAAAGTTCGGCGAGATTGTATCTACTTCCAAACGTCTCGGAAATTCTTTGAAGCAGACGTTTACTGCAATTCAAGGCCCAATGAGTTCCACCGCAAAAACGATTAGCGGGCTGCTCTCTAAGGGATTGGCAAGTGCATTCCCGTCTATCTATGCATCCATGGGCACGTTGATTGGAACTATCGGCGCATCGTTCGTGGCGATGCTTAACGCCATCGGCGCGGCTTTGTCTGCTACTATTTTCGGCATTCCCGCAGGACTGGTTGCTCTGGGTGCTGCGGCTGTCCTGGCTGCTTCCATTGCTGGCATCGTTGGTGGCATGGGCGGCAAAAAGAGCTCTTCCAGTAGCTCCTATGGCTCTACTGGCTACGATGAATCCGACTTGGGGCAGATTGATTACAGCAACGTTCCTGGCACATCTCAGTACAACGATGTGAACAGTGGCGTGCAGAGCAGCTATGCAGCCAGTACCAAACAGATTAGCGCTGAAGAAATCCGTGAAGCTGTTTACAATGGCGCTTATAATGCTCTTCTTGATTACAAACAGCGGTACGGAAACGAGGATAAAGACAATATCCTTAAAGTCTATCTCGATGGCAAACAGCTTACCGCAACCGTTGAAAAGCGTAAAAACGAACGTGGCCGCTCTATTATGGGCACCGAAGCTTATAGCTATTAAGGAGGTGAACCGCTTTGGCGATTCCAGCACTCATTACGATTGATGGCCGAGAAATGCCGGAGCCGTCTTCTTATGAAGCGACAACCAGCACTATTGTGGATTCTGGCCGTAACGTTCAGGGCAAGGTGGTCGGCTCCGTTGTTCGGCATGATGTCGCAAAGATTTCCGTAAAATGGAATTACCTCACTGCTGAACAATGGGCTGCTGCCATTAGCCCCTTCACTACCAAGTTTTACTGCTCCGTTCTGTTTTTAAACCAAGCCACGAACGCATACGAGACGCGGCAGATGTATGTTTCCGATCGAACGGCTGGTATGTGGCGTAGAGGGCCTAAAACCGGCAAGATAATGGGCTGGACTAATTGCGCACTTGCGCTTGTGGAGGTTTGATGTATGGAACATCCATCTCAAGCATGGCTTGATAAGTTCAACTATACTCTTGTGCCGGAAGAGTTTGTTGAGATTTCTTACAATAGCACCGAACCAGGCGTTCAAGAGGATGCCACCGCAAGCGCAACTGCACAGGTTCCTTTTGGTAATATCGAAAATACCACGAAGGAACTTGACCGTGTATTGACGAAATATGCAACAGGGGAAACAAATCTGCACGTTCTGGACGGCAGTTTCAGATTGTTGCCGGATTCTGTCCCCTACGCAGATGCCGGTTTTATCAGTCAGACGCTCGTGAGCGATTCCAGCCACCCGCGCATTATTCTTTCGTTCGGCAGCGTGCACACACGCGCCGTTCCTGGCTTGACGGTCGTTTGGTCGTCCATGATGAACGAATGGGCAGCTAAATTCAAGCTCACGGCTTATAAGGGAACCGCCGTTGTGAGTACCATCACTGTATCGAACAACAGAAGTGTTTATTCTGAGACCGAATGGGAAATTTACGGTTACGACTCCATTGCCATTGACATTCTGGAATGGAGCATTCCAAATCGTCGTGCTCGCATTGAATGGATCATGGTCGGCCTTCACAAGGTATATAGCAAAAAAGACCTTGTTTCGTACACGCACACATCCAGCCGAGACCCGATCTCGGCGCAGCTTCCTAAAGACAGCATCGAATTCTCTTTGGACAACAGCCAAAAAACGTGGGATGCTATCAACCCTCGCGGCATGTTTCGATATCTGTATGAACGGCAGGAAGTGGACGTCCGTTATGGCATGGATGTGGATGGAGAAACGCAATGGATTAATGGCGGCAAATTCTATCTTTCGGAATGGAGCGTCCCTTCTAATGGCCTGGAAGCGTCTTTCACGGCTCGTGATTGTCAGGTTGCAAAGCGTCAGTCCGTTGACACTCCTGGCTTCTACGCTGACATGGCAAAGGCGTTCCTTGAGGACGTAGATGCCGCAGATGGCAAGGCATATCTCTACTGGGATTGCATTGCTGATAAGTAAATAAGAACCCCTGTGTAGTCGTAATGACCGCACAGGGGTTTGTACTTTAGCAAGTTCCTGTATCTCCAATTTTCTTCATGGTGCTCTTAAGATTTGGCACATCTGCTTCCGGCATTTTACGTTTGATGCCAATAATCGCTTGCGTGATTCCAGCTTTGTTTAACTGGTTTACAGACTTACGGAACACAAAATCAATGTTCATATTCGCCTTGATTGTTCCGTCATCTTCAAGATAGCAGTTTGGAATCCACACATTTTGATTGCTTCCATTGATTTTGAAACGCTTTGCTTTGTAGCAACCGTAATCCTCTCTTACAATCAGCTCAACAGGAATACCCTTGTAATACTGCGTGTCAGTATTGTACTTTTCAGCCAGTTTTGCTTTACGTTTTGCTACCTCTGCGTTGATTTTGGCTTGTTCCTCTTTGCTTCTGTGCTTGCGTGGTCTATATGGTCGCATACAAAACCCTCCAACGCCATTAGCCTAAGTCAATCTGGTCTTTCGACGCTGCAACGGACAGGTTGTAGATGTACTCTCCTGCCGTAAATCCGTGCTTGCGGGCTTCTCTCGTAACGAACGTCCGCTCGCTGTCGCTCATAAGAATTGTGATTCGCTTGCTACGTTTGCCGTCACCCTTCTGCCCCTGATGGGAAGTGTAAGGCTGAATCTCCATCGTGCGCTTTGCATCGCTGACAGATAGGTTGGTAAGAGCAATCATAATCTGCTGGTTCTGCTGAACGATGGCTTGCAAGACTTCCGTGTTCTTCATCAGCACTTGCAAGATTGCATCGTTCTGCGCGTCAGGCTTGTTCTCCTGCTGGTTCATACTGTAAGAGCCAGTCTTGCGAAGCGTAGGAAGCACATCATGCGTTACCCATCTCTTAAAACGGCGAAGCTTCTCAATCCTTTCCTTGATTTCGATGGGGTACTCATCTGACACCCCATGATTATGCGCTTTTTGCGGCTGCATTGCAAAAAGAAGAGCATATAACCCGGATTCGTTGATAACAGTCACTGTTTGCTCACGCCCAAGAGAATCTTTGATTTTCAAGGAACGCTTATCGCAATCGTCAATTCGTCCGATGCTTCTATTTGGGTTCTTGTCTTGAAACGCATTACATACATCCCTACCGACAAACCAGTACTCTCCGTTTTTCACAAATGTTCTGATTGAGCCAAACTCTTCGTTCTTAAAGATTTGAAGTGCGTTTCTGTTATCCATCATATCCTCCATATTCAACTGTTTGGCATCTTCCACGCCGACCTCATACGCCTTGTAAGTGATGCGAGATAACGCTTCCGCAATCTCATAATCATCCTTATTGAGCGGACGACCATTGTTGTTTTTCTTGAAGTTTTCGAGAATCTCTTCTTTCGTTGCCGGAATGTTCATTGGCTTTACCACAAAAATCTTGCTTGTAATGCAACTATGAAGATGATATAATGGATTTATCACCCATAATCGCATGGAGTGTAATCCCTTAAACTGCCGGTGACCGCCAAGTTACGAACAGTTTAGGGGATTTTTTATTTTTGATGTTCAAGCCATTGCTGGACAGCTTCACGAACGGCTTCTCCCTTAGAAATGCCGTTTTTTTCGCAATAATCCGAAAGCTGTTTGTCAGTATTCACGTCCAAACGGACGCTTGTGCGAACACTGTTCGGGTTTTCCAGCTTTGGTCTTCCCATTTTTGCACTCATGCGTTCACCTCCACTTTTGAGCGCACATTAAGTATACTATTTGTGTGCTTAAAAGTCAATACCTACTACCGGAAGATACAGTTTGCAGGTATATCGTGTTTCACGACATACCTCAATCCTCCAAGAAATCTTCCAACTCAATCTTCCCATCTGCCGCAGCAGCAGCCAGAGCGTACACATACTGCCCGATGGTCATTCCGTGCCGTCTGGCTTCACGGTTGATATACTTGCGCTCTTCCTCGCTCATAAGAATGGTAATGCGCTTTGAACGCTTGCCATCACCGCTTGCAACGCCCTGATGCGATACTGGCATCGGGATTTTTTTCTTTGTCAAGCCAGCTTCGGCTAGTGCACCAGATACATCGCCCTGTTCGATAAGACGTTGAACTTCCTTCGCTTGTTTCAGCTTCTTTGGCTTACTTTCGCTTACTACGGCATTGCTCGGCTGTGTTTCGCTGTCTTTGGCTTGCTTCGGCTTAATACTGCTTAGTTGTGCTTCATTAGGCTGTGCATGGCTGCCTGTGGCTTCACTAGGCTTAATCTGTGCTTGTTCGGCTTCGTTCGGCTTTGCTTGGCTTACTTCTTCTTCCTTTGGCTCACTTCGGCTTAATGGCTGTTCCGAAAAAACAGGCTGGAAGTCAAACCCGCCAAGCAAACCCGTGGATTTTTTGCTGGTTGACTTCATTCTTCTTCCTCCCAATCTTCATCAAGGTCAGGAACGGTCGGCAACGGCATCCAGTGAGTTATATTATGCGGCTTTCCGCTTTTGTCCCGCCATTCCTTAAAATCTTCTTCATAGCCTACAATTTCTACATCGTATTCGTCTTTGCTAAACCCGATAACGTATGGGTTTAGTTCATCTGGCATTTCATCTTCTGATTTCGCCCATTGATTATTTGCAAGTTCTTTCTGCCACTTTTTGCAATATTTTTCAGCTAGATACCACTGAGAATGAAACGCCATTTCTTTCTCTTTATCGGAAAGGTCATTAAATGAAAAACCAAAATTGATAATGTAGACTTGCTCCGTGTCATCAGAACAAGTTGCATTCAAAAGATGTGGGTACAAATCGCTCATTTTTCTTTCCCCTCTACAATCTTCTTTGCCAGCTCTTTGAAATCCTCTGCGCTGGTACTCTTTGCCGTGTCACCACTAAACAGGCTGTGACGTTCTGCCTGCGCCTTACGAACGCCCATAGACGGTCTAATCTTCACGTCCAGCAGGGTTGTACCCATGCTCTGTGCAATCACAGGAAGCTGCTCCACAACCTCTTTGGACAGGTTCTCACGGCTCTTGTACTGGTTCAGAAGCAGACCTTCAATCTTCAAAGTCGGGTTGAAGTATCTGCGAACATCGCTGATGGTCTGCGAAAGCTGGCTCAAACCAGCCAGTGCGTATCGGTCTGCTGTGATGGGCACGACGATGCTGTTGGCGGCGATCAGCGCGTTCACAAGCGCAAGACCAAGCTGCGGAGGAGTGTCCAGCACAATGTAATCGTACTGTTCAGACACGCTTTCAAGGGCTTCTCGCAGCCGGAAGTTCTTGCCCATGTCCCGGACAAGCTGTTCATCAATGTCCTTCAATGCGTTGTCGGACGGCAGAATGTCACCGGCTTCACAGTGCTGGATTCCTTCTTCGACCGTGCCTTGCCGTGTCATCACATCAAATAGGGTGCATACGTCCTCTGTCTGTGCACCATAGGTGTCCGTTGCGTTGCACTGGGCATCGCAGTCCACCAGCAAGACCTTCTTGCCAAGTAACTGCAACGCACCAGCCAGACAGGTGCTTGTGGTGGTCTTTCCTGTGCCGCCCTTTTGGTTGGCGATAGCTATGATTTTTGCCATTTTATCACTCTTTCTTTATTTGCTGTTAAGCGCTTCGATAGAATAGAACACTGGCATATACTTGTCCACAACGCCTGCCTTGTCTACGCTTCTAATCAGATAGCCAACAGGTCTGTCCGGAAACGGAGACCTATCCAAAGACAAAATGTCATTATATGCTGCCTTTACCGTGTCGTAAACCGCCTCTCTTCGTCTTGGCAGCTTGATTTCAGGATGCTCTTTCTTCATCCACTTTTCAATCACCTTTGCCACGTCAATGCAGTCCTGCTTTTCCAGTTCGTCGCACACAGACCAGTCGAAATCCTCATATCCGCTTCTGCGGGGCTTTCTGACGGCTTTTTGAGGTTCGGTCAGCACTTCGCTTGCCTGTGCTTCAATCAGCTTCTCAGACGCTTTAATTTTGGGCTTAAACTTGACTGCCACAGCCTTTCGTGCCACAAGGACTGGTTCGTAGGTCACAACAATGTCAGACACGGCATTGATTTCATCTACCGCAACGTCAATCACTCGTTTGCGAAGGTTCTTATAAACATCGTAGCTGGCTTCCATTGCACCGAGCTGCTCTCTCAACTTCTTCAGACTGATTTCATGCGGTTTGTTGTCCATATTCAACCAGTCCCGAAGAATCGAGTAAAGCAAGATGCTGTACTGTGACTTCATTCGTGACGTGTAACGCAGCCGATACCGAACATATCCGCTTTCGGCAATGTCAAAGAAGATAGAGCGCAGGTCAGGGTTGCATGTGATTGCTACAACGTAAGACCTTGTTTCGGGCACATAGTCCAGTTTTGCCCTTGTAAACAAGACAAAGCTTTCAAACGTTCCTTTCTCCTTGTCAATCGGAATCGACACCGTATTTCCTAAAAAGTGCTTAATCTGCGGCTCAACCCTTCTTGCATCAAGGCTTTTCAGTCCAAGAAGCTCCCTATATTCCGCCAAAGTGAACTCCACACGGCTGCTGTTTGGGTCTCTCGGATTTATTCTTGATAGGTAAACCTCCAACAACCGAAGTTCTCCTGCGGTGTAGTCCCTGAACTTTGCCCAAACAAGGGATTTGCTTTTCTCGACAAGGTTGTTGTCTGATATTTTTGGCATCTGCTCACTTCCTTTAATGATCTGAAAACAGTATACCACAAGTAGGGGGACGTGTCAACCGTTTTCGTCCCCCATGGCTTGTCTTTTTGTCCCCCGTATCCTCGTCATTTTGTCCCCCGTGACTTGTCAAAACGCCCCCCATGCTTTGTCATTTTGTCCCCCATCTACATATTATATATTAAACAAGAAATAAACAAGAGATTAAATATCATCGTTAAATAGCCGATGACGATAATTTTCAACAAATTCTTTATTTTTCCATTCCAGTTTGTGGATAACTCAAGCCGTCACTTGCTGAATAAGACTGTACCGGTGGTGAATCGACCTTCCATTAGCCATGCCAAACGTGGGCGGATTGTGAATAGGTGTACAAAAAGTGGATGGAAATGTATACCTAATCTGCACGATGGGGGACAGATTGACAAGCCACTCAATCGCAAATAGCTGAATAACGATAATTCGTTATTTATTCCGCGCGAATGTTGTCGATTCACAGCCTATGGGGGACGGAATGACAAGGTAAATTTTCCCGATAGGTGTACAAAAAGTGGATGGACGTGGACAAAATGTTCTTCAAAAACTGCGATAATTCGACAATCAGCGAAAAATGTTTTCTTCGTTGATGGTATAAGAATCGTTTCGTTTCATGGCCGCAGCTTCCCCACAGTCCTGTGCCTGATATAAAATCTGCATATTGGGCTGTGTTCCGTCTGGGTCTGGGTCAGTTTTGGTGGCCTGTGCCATTTCATAATGACCTGTGACGGTGCGGCAGACGGACACACGATCACGCAAAGTCGTGTGAAGGTTGGCTACCATTTCGCACAGAACAGCAAGGTAATCTGAGCCGTGATTGCCATAGATCAGATAACACAGAAGGTCAATTTCTTGCGGATGGGCTTCTTTGATATGCTCTATCAGCGTATCTCTCTTTCTCTCGGTGCTGGCATCGCCAGCCAGACTTTCCAATAAGCCAGGATGCAAACAGGTGTCTATGTACGGTTTGACCGCAACGCCGCAGCACACGAACCACTTTATGATGGTAGGAGCATCTGGGGTCATTGTCCCTTGCTCGTAACGAAAAATGGATGTCCGGCCTACACCCATTTTGTCCGCAAGCTTCTGTTGGCTAAGTCCGGATTCCGCTCTTGCCATCTCTAACGCTTTTGCCACTCGTATCCTATAATCATCCATAAATACCCCTCTTTCGACAAAATGATACAAAAGCAAAGAAATTTAACTGATATATTGTTCAAGATGTGAAACAATAATTGAAAAAAGTCGCTGTTCCATTGAAACAGCGAGATGTGGTATAACAATATTGTCAAAAAATTCCAAAGAAGAAGGGAACAAAAATGAAAGAAACTGTAATCTGGAACCATGAACGTATGCCGATCATCGACGGAATGCCTGCCAGCGTTCCCGATGGGCAACCACACACACCTGAACCATGGGAGGAAAGCGAATGAACCGAACCGTAGATGCTCTGATTATTCCATACGCTCGCAGACGGACGTTGGAGCTTGTCCTGAGCCTTTCTGGGTACGAAGCTGATAAAGATGCTTACCTCGAAGCAAAAGGCATCCTGGAACGCGCCGTAGCCGCCTTAGATGATGGACGCGACCCGGCAGACAACATCGAACAAATTGACGGGAAGCTTGTGGAACTGTGAAAGGAGAAGAAGATGGACTTTACGAATGGATTCTATAAAGCCGAGAACCCTGTCGTTCTTGAAGAAGTGAAAACCTTCCTCCAGTCAATGGAACGGCGTGGAGCAACCGTAAAAGACTTGGACGATGCCATTGTGCAGCTAAACAATGTTTCGCATAGCATTAGCACAAACGCGCTTGTCAAAGCAGATGTTCTGGACAAGTTGCCTGAAAACCCCTTTCGTTCCATGCTCAACGGAATGTTACAAAGCAAAGGGTAACTTAAACTTAATGTGGCTCTTAATCATTGTCATTGCAATTTTTGGCTTCCCTGATGTGAAGTAATGGATGTGAATAAAACGTTCGATTTTTACGAAGTTGTTAAAAATACATTGACTTGACAACTAAAAGATGTATAATCGTATCAAATGAACATCTGCACTTACCAATCGGGAGGATATGCCACAATGAGTGAACAGGAAAGAGCTAAGATTGACCGATTTATTGCATGGCTGCTGGAACATCCTGAAAAGATTCCGGTAGCGGAGCAAGCCCTAGATTTGGAATAATAGAAAATCCCTTGCGCAGAGCTACACCAGCCCGGCACAAGGGATTCTTTTATTTTACCGGGCATGAACGTCACATCTTCTCGATCAGGTTCATCAGAGCTTCACGCTGTTCTTTCGGCATAGATTCAAGTTTTCTTCTAATCCGCTCCACTGCTGCATCGACTTCACTTTGCAGCTGCTGGGGCGGGTTTTCTTTTTGGTTGCCCGTAAGAAGGTAGTCAACCGTAACATTGAAATACTGTGCCAGCTTAACGGCATTTTGATTGGTCGGCTTTGCGTCGTTCCCTGAACTTGCTTCGGTTCTCCAATAACTATAAGCAGATTTTGGAACGCCAGCTTCAGTCAAAGCGCGAGACGGCTTTACTCCCTTTTGCTCACATAGCCTTACGAAATTGTCAAAAAACACAAAACATACCTCCAGCGTTTGTACAAGATGACGAAGTTCTACCACTTGAACAAAAACACTTGAAAAGTTCTACTACTTGTGCTTTAATAAGGTTACCGGGTTCAATCGGTAGAACAAATTAAAGACTTTGAACAAATAGAAGAACGCTCGATAATGTTTTTGCTTGACACCATAATATTATCATATTCTTTCAAAAAGTTCAAGTACTAGAACAAGAAAGGAGAAAAAATTTGCTTCCTAAGTGGACAGGCGATGTTGTAGGGACGCTTCACGTTAACAACATTGAAATCAGAGAGCTTGCTGCAAAAATGGGATGCGCACCGGAATACTTGGGGAAAATGGAGGAATGCAAAATGAACGAAATGTACGATTGCTCCGGCTGTTTTGATCGGTTCGGCGGCGTGACAGAGCCGGATGATGGCATGTGCTTTATGACCAACGAGCAGATGGCGGAGGCCAAAGAAGCTGACCGTCTGGCTGAGATTGAGAGCTTGCGGTATGAAATCGCAGACTTGCAGTATGAAATCGAGGACAAGGAAGCAGAGCTGAAAGACCTCCGTGTACAGTTGGCAGAACTGATGGCTGGTTGATTTTGTACAGCTATATTAAGCCAAAGTAAGAACAATGAAGCCTAATGAAGCCGAAGAAAGGAAATAAAAATGGCAGTATTAGTAATGGTCTACGGTCATTCAGGCAGCGGTAAGTCCGCTTCGCTTCGGAACTTTGACCCGGAACAGGTTGCGGTTATCAACGTTCTTGGCAAGCCGCTGCCTTTCCGCAGCAACATGAAAACCTATATCACCAACGACTACGGCAAAATTGACACCGCAATCCACAGCACCAAGCGTAAGTCCATCGTCATTGATGATGCCACCTATCTTATGACTGGCGAGTTCATGCGGAACGCAAAGGTTGCTGGATACCAGAAGTTTACCGACATGGCAGCAAACTTCAACACCCTGCTGATGCGGGCGAAGGAACTGCCGGACGATGTTGTGGTCTACTTTTTCGGTCACAGCGAGCGTGACGGAGACGGTGGCGAGAAGTTTAAAACCATCGGCAAGCTACTGGACGAAAAGGTCTGCGTGGAAGGGTACTTTACCATCGTTCTGAAAACCGTTGTGCAGGATGGGCGATACCTGTTCAGCACTCGCAATGATGGGATGGACACCGTGAAAACCCCCCTTGGGATGTTCAACGATGCGCTGATCGAGAACGACCTCGCCACCGTAGACAAGACCATCCGTGAGTATTACAACATCCCGGTTCAGCCGGATAACAAAGGAGAGTAACAGATGAAGAACATCAACTGGAATGACGTGCAGGAAGCAACTGAACGCCGTGACCTGCCTGTTGGCGGCTATGTTGCCTGTATCTGCAAGGCAACGGACGAACCCGCAAAGGAGCGTCTGAACATTGAGTGGGAAGTCGCAGAGGGCGAGTTCAAGGGCTACTGGCGTGAGCAGACCGCTTCCCTTGTCGAGCGTGGCAAGTTGAATCCTGGCGAATGGGCATGGGGCGGCAAGACCATCAAGAGCTACAAGGAAAAGGCACTGCCGTTCTTCAAGGGCTTCATCACCGCTGTGGAGCAGTCCAATCCCGGTTACAAGTTTAACAACGATGAAAAGACCCTGCGTGGCAAGCTGGTCGGCGTGGTTCTCCGTGAGGAAGAGTACATGGGCAACGATGGCAACATCAAGACGAAGCTGGTCGTTGACCGATTCACCAGCGTGGACAAGATTCGTTCCGGCGATTATGAGGTCAGACCGAAAAAAACGCTGGCTGGCGGGTCTGGCTCCGGCTACTCGCAGGGCGGGAACGATGACTTTTCCGTAATTGAGGGCAATGCGGATGACATGCCATTCTGACCTGTAAGGCATTGACCGCCTACCTTATATAAAAGCTGTGCTATCTGGCTGAACGGGCGTTTGGAAAGATGAAACACTTGGGCGACATCACAAAGATTCACGGCGACAAGATAGAGCCCGTGGACTGCATCACGTTCGGAAGCCCATGTCAGGATTTGTCCATTGCTGGACGCAGGGTGGGACTTGCGGGCGAACGGTTACAAGGATTTCCGAGCGGATGGACGGACATTGGTGACTGGACGGATAGCAAAGGAAAGAAGCACAAATACGCTGACAGTCCACGGTACAAGGCTCTGGGCAACTCAATCGCTTTGCCACAGTGGTTCTGGCTGGTGCAGAGGATGCGCCCTTACCTGAAAGAAAAGCCTACGCTGGGTAGCTTATTCGATGGTATTGGTGGTTTCCCTCTGGTCTGGCAAAGAGCATACGGCGAGGGTACTGCACGCTGGGCAAGCGAAATCGAAAGCTTCTGCGTAGCTGTAACAAAAAGGAGATTCGGCGAAGAATGATTACTTGTTGTCTCAACTGCCCATCACGCCATCAAGCTTGCCACGACACTTGCGAGAAGTACAAGGCAGAGAAGAAAGACTTTGAGGAACGCAAGGCATTCGTGTATGAGCTGAACCACAGCCAGAGCGTGTACCACCGTGATTATGAGGACAAGCACCGGGAAAAAGGCAAGAAGCGGTTTCTCGGAAGTGAATTTAGGGGTGAACGAGGATGAGCAAAAGAAAGTATAAGCCGGGCAGTTACATCATTTCACTTGATGACTTGATGAAGCAGGAGTTTGTTTACTGCGCCGGAAAACTTGTTCACAAAGGCTGGTTTGGCAGCTGGCAACTGCGATATGCAAATAGCGAACTTCTCCAACTGCGTATCAGAGAAGCCAAAAAAATCGAGGACAACGAATGAACACCGGCAAACAGTTTGAAGCAGACTTCAAGGCATCCGTCCCATCCGATGCGTGGTGCTACCGTCTGAAAGACAGTGCTGCCACATACTACGGCGGCAACGAGAACCTGTCATTTTCTATCGACAACATCTGCGACTTCCTTGTGTACCGATACCCGATGAACCACCTGTTCGAGCTGAAAACCATTGAAACACCCTCTATCCCTCTGGAAAAGGTGTTCGGTAAGTACGACAAGGCAAAGTGCAAATACCGCAAGGAAAAGCACATTACTGATATGGTGGAAGCAATGGGGTACGGCGGTCAGACCGCCCATGTGATAGTGAATTACAAGGCGGTCAACCGCACTTTTGCAATCCCAGCCAGCAAGGTTCTGGCGTTCCGTTACAACGAGAGCCGGAAGAGTATCCCTTGGCGGTGGGCAGAGCAAGAGGGGATAGAGGTCAAAGCAAAAAGGCTGCGTGTCCATTGGCGGTATGACGTGGATGGACTGCTAAAGAGATTGGAGAAAGAAAATGACAATGGTATGCGATAGATGCGGTGAAACATTTGAATATCCAGAGTTCTCCATAAGTGAGCGGACACAAAGAGTAGAAAACAATTCTATTTGCAGGTGCATTACAAAGAAAAATAGGAAAATTTTTATCTATGCAAGGAATGGGAGAAAAAAGAGAATGAGCTATGATATTTCACTTTGTGACCCTGTAACGCATGAAACGCTTAAAGCGGATAGCGTACATTTTATTGCAGGCGGCGTGAGAATTGTGGGTGGAACAGAAAAACTGATGTGCTACGTCACATGGAATTATAGAAAGTTCTATCGGCGTAATGATGTGCTCGGGAAAAAAGGAATTCGTTCTATCTACGGCAAGACGGGAGCTGAAAGCATCCCGATGCTGGAAAAGGCTATTGCCGCTTTGGGTGATGATACGGACGATGACGACTATTGGCACGCGACAGAAGGCAATGCAAAGCGTGCGCTGTATTGGCTGCTTGAATTTGCAAAAATGCGTCCTGACGGCGTGTGGGATGGAGATTAAAAGGAGAAAGGATTAACCGAATGAGAACGCTGGAGCAAGTAGACCGTGATATTGAGCTTGCACGATATGATATCCAGACGTAGCGCAGACGCTCTTGTCGTGTGTACAAACCTGTGAATCAGAGTGTGTACGAATTGACAGGGAGCAGATGCAGCGTTTGGCACAGCTTATCAGAGAACAAGCTGCACTCACTCGTGTGCAATGTCTGGCATTTCAGATGACCAGTGAGCTTACCGACTATTCTGATCTATCAGACATTTACCAGCAGATGGGCGAAGCAATGAGCCTGAAAGCTGAGGAAGAAGATGATAAACTTTATCGACTTCCACGCGAAAACGCGCCACAGACGCTCGTAGACGGCTCTCCGTTGATGCTGATGACACATTTCAGACCAGACCAAGCAACCAGACCGATGCAAGAGCGTGGGAAACGGCTTTTCAAGACCAGACGTGAAAGTTATCGGGACAATCAGAAAAACGCGGCAGACAGGCTCCTACACGCCTTTCCAGCGATGATAGTAGCAAGATGAGTGGATGCCAACGACTATTTGTAAAATCTCAGGACTGATTGAGACGAAAAACGCTTCGACTATCACTTTCGGAAATGGCTTTCAAATTTTTGTCCCCTTTCCCCCTTGTTTCCTCTTCCCCCCTTTTGTCCCCCTCTTTCCCCTACAACCCCTATTACCCCCTATAATCCCCCTAACATCTTCCGTGCTCCCCCTTTCCCTCCCCGTGTGTTTAGCGCGTCCGCGGGCGTTATATGTGCGGGCGCGCGTTGACGGAGCCGGGTGTGCCACGATGGTTCAAAAGTGAATAAATAACAGTTATGCGAAATTGAAAACTGGTTCTTTCCCCCTACAACCCTCTATCTCCAAAGCCAGACCGTTAGCCAGCAGAGCAGACCGTAGGCGAGAACTGGCGTGAGGTTTGGATTGGTGGATGGTCTGCGACTATTCCAGACATGGAAAATTGACTTCATTTTGTAGTCGGTTTGATATGTAGAAATGTTGCATTGATTATTCCTAGTAGAGTGCTATGGATTGAACGATATACCATAGTGCGTTACTGGGAATTAAATCAAGCAGGAACAGACAGAATCGGATGGTACGAGTTATTATATGAAATAATCAGTGATTATCGGGAGTAATTATATCTGTATACTATAATAAGTACGGTTATTATACGAAATAGATATAACTAGCGGAGGAATATATTATGCGAAATTGGAACGAGAGGTGATTTTTGAAGTGGTCGGAGGACTTAGCGACTATCGCACCTCTCTTTTCCTAAAAGGCGAACGACTATTTCACGCAAAAAACACACAACTATTTGACGATGATTCGCAAGAAAACGCTACGACTGTTACTCTACGACTATTGTCGAACTACTCGTTACTATACAATATATAGGACTTTCAAGAGCTAGTCGTCTGACGACTTTACGACTATTCTACGACTATTTTATTGGAGAAACTACGACTATTGGCTACGACTATTCCAGCCGGGCTGGCATGGCCTGCAATATGCTGCACTGTCTGGCATGGATCCATAACAGGTGCGCACCGCTGCGCCCTTATATACCTTATTATAATAGGTGGTCTGCGTTGAGCTGTACGGCGTCAGGCGTGGCGCTGGTATCTGGTATGCGCTGGAGGTCGTCCGGGCGCTGTGATACGCTCCAGCGTGGTGCAGGCGGTATTATAGCCGCTTGTGTCGGTCTGGTATCGTGGGCGGCTGAGCGGGCACAAGCGCCGGAAAAGCCGCAGTAAAGTACTGTATGATGCTTTGCAGCGTTGGCGGTATAATTTACATAGACGACACAAAACGCGCTGTAAACGCTTGCGCGTGGCTGTATTGCAGCAGGACAAAATAAAAGCCCTGCACCCTCAGCAGATGCAAGGCAAAAGAAAAACCCGGCCATTTCTGACCGGGTGAAATGCTTCTTATTTTGACGCCTTAAACAGCGCCGAGAAAAACCAAAAAACGAACAGGATACAAGAAAAAATCACTTGTCGCACCTCCATCAAACCACGCTAAAACGCTTGTATGTGGTGCGCTTGCTGCACTCTGCATAAATATCCGGGTGTGCTGCCTGTAAAAGCTTGCTATCAAGTCGGACGCTTTGCACATCCTTGTAAATGGCCTTTGCAGTGCCCTGCACCATTTCGGGTGCGCCGTGCATCATGTCAATGATTTCAGCCTTTACAGCGTCATTCATTGCTTCAAGCTCTTCAATTAACCGCTTATTTTCGCGGTATGCGTTCACCTTTTCTTCGAAAGTCGTCATTTTTATACCTCCATAAAAAGATGCAAGCCAGAATTTGCTTTTTTGTGCCGCTCAAAATCGGCCTACGTACCGTGTCCAAAATTAAAAGCGCCTGCAATGCGTTCCGCGT